GAGGCCGCTGTTCCTCGCGATCTGTCCACGATGATGGCTCAGCTCCAGTCCCGCATCATGCAGGGCACGAGCGCTCCCGTCACCCCTGCCGAGACCAAGGGAGAAGAAAATGCCTGAGTCCCTTCTCCCCCCGGCCGAGCTTCTCTCCGAGCAAGAATGTTTCGAGAAGTTCATTCCCCTCGCTGCCCGCGTAACGAACCTTCGAACGATCCTGCAAGAACCCCAAGTCATCACCAAGGAAGAGGCGTTCGATTGGGTCGCTGACATCGACTCCACTCTTAACGATATCATGACGTTGCTCGAGCATTGCTGCGTCCATGTCAAGGCCCGCATCGCCCCTCTTGCCGCCATCGTGGAGGTATCCAAATGAAAATCAGACGCGTAACGAAGTCCTCGACCACACTTAAAGAACTGGCCGTTGCTTACGATCTGACCATGTTCGTCCTTGAGCGTATCGACTCCAGCATTCAGCTAAGCAAGCGTTTCCGCGCCTCTTTCGATAACTGCATGGTCAATGTCCCGCTCCTCGGCCTGATGCCTAAATATGGTTTCGGCCTGACTGAGGAGGAAGCAATCCAGGACTACGCTCGAAACCTCGAGGGTCAGCCACTTCACATCCTCAAGGAACCCATTCCCCTCATCATTACCTGCCCACCATCCCTTCCATATCCGTGAGGCCTAACCATGAAAGAACTTCTTCCTTTTCCCGAGGTTATCGACAATTCAGCCATATCTGCGTGGAGGAAGTGCCAGATGGACTGGTACTACTCCACGCTGCGGAACCTTGAGCCCAATACCTCCTCTATCCACCTCCACGCAGGAAAGTGCTATGCCCGTGGACTGGAGGTCGCTCGCCGTTCCTTCTACGACAGTGGGGTTTCCGAGGAGGCGGCTATCGCCTCCGGCCTCGAAGCTCTCACCCTCGCCTGGGGCGACTTCGACTACCCCGACGGCGAGGCCAAGTCCTTCGACCGAATCTTCTACGCCCTGGTCGAATACTTCACCGAGTACCCGCTCGGCAAGGACATCATCAGGCCTCACCGCGACGCCCTCGGCCGTTCCGCCCTCGAGTTCTCTTTCGCCATTCCCCTGAACGTTCTCAACCCCTCCACTGGTCAGCCTATCCTCTACGGCGGAAAGTTCGACATGCTTGGCGAGCGTGACGGTGCCCTCTTCGTCGTGGATGAAAAGACGGCAGGGCAGCTCGGCAACCAGTGGATGCGGAATTGGCTTCTCGACTCCCAGGCCACCGGTTATTGCTACGCAGCGAAAACCTTTGGTTACCCTGTCGTCGGTGCCATCTTCCGAGGGATCTCTCTCCTCAAGGAAAAGTATGGTCATGCCCAGGCCATTGTCTACCGCCCGGACTGGCAGATCGAACGCTGGCTGTCTAACCTCGAAGAGACCATCCGACAGATGGTAGGGGCCTGGACTCGTCAGCGCTACCTCTACTCCCTCGACAAGTCCGCCTGTAACTCCTACGGCGGGTGTGGTTTCCACCAGCTCTGTGAGTCCCAGCATCCCGAACGTTGGATCGAGGTCAACTTCAAACCGAGAAACTGGAACCCCATGGCGAAGGAGGAGGAGTGATGAACCAAGTAATCATGCTTCTCCTCCAAGGTATCCTTGACTTTCTCGTCAGCTTAACCATTTTTATCCTTTGGGCTTTCCTTATCTGGCTCATTGCTGCCTTTTGCGGATTTAATTCCAGAAAGCCTTCCCCTTGGAAGGACGAGCAGTGAACCAGACCTGGTTCATCCAGGGGCGCACCTTTGGCCCCTTTCCCGTTTCGCCTTCGTTCATCAAGGCGGAGCTCACCCCACCTCGCTCATACGCCTACTACTGCCCTGTCTGTGGTGACGTTTGGGCGAGGCGTATCATTTCTCCCGCTGCCCGTTGGCTCTTCTGGAGTTTCCACTGTCCAAAACACCCAGATCAGTCCTTCTGGCATACCGTCCCTGGTTCGATCATCCCCTCGTTCCTCTTCGAGGAGCTCTGGCCTGACCTTCCCTATTCCCTCCAGCAGAGGGAAGCCCTGCTCCACCTTAACGCAATGCTAACCTAGGAGTACCAACTATGTCAACCAACTTAAACCCATCCACTACAGGTGGAATCCGCCAAACCCCTGGCATCAATGTCATGCTCATGGGAAACACCAGTTCCGGTAAGACTTACTCCATTCGTACTTTAGTCGACGCCGGTCTTGAAGTCTTTGTGCTCTTCTGCGAACCTGGAATGGAGGTTCTTGAAGACACTGACCCCGAGAAGGTTCATTGGCATTATATTGCACCAGCGTCTCCTTCCTTTAAGGACTTAATCGATTCCGCTAAGAAGATCAATCAGATGACAATCAAAATGTTGTCTGATCTTCCAGGCATTAACAAAAATCAGTATGATGATTTTATCAAGCTACTTACCGCCCTGACAGATTTTCCTTGTGATCGTACTGGTAAAAAATATGGAGCTGTTGATGAATGGGGATCTGATCGTGCGTTAGTTATCGACAGTCTTTCTGGTCTTTCGATCATGGCTATGAACCTTCAGGTCGGTTCGAAACCCACCTGTTCTCCCGGCGATTACGGGATAGCTATGAACAACCTCGAGCGCTTCCTCATCAAGTGCTGCGTTGATACCACCTGCCACTTCGTCCTCACCTGCCACGTCGAGCGCGAAACCGATGAGCTCACCGGCGGCTCCACCATCATGGCAAGTACCCTCGGCAAGAAGCTCGCACCGAAGCTCCCGCGGAATTTCTCCGACGTCATCCTCGCTAACCGAATCGGTACGAAGTGGAGCTGGTGCACCGACGCTACGGGCTACGAGCTGAAGGCCCGCAACCTTGGCTACGCCACCACGCTTCCCCCCTCGTTCGTTCCTCTGATCGAGAAGTGGCGCAAGGGGCAAGCTGTTTCCCCCGTAGTCACGACAAGGTCTTGACAGACTGCCAAATAATCCATAATATACCCGTTCTGTTTAGAGGACTGTTCCCATGCGATTACACTTAACCAATTCCGATAAAGAAGTTCTTATCTCGAAAGAGGATGAAGAGTTACTTGATTACGAGTGGCGCCTAGGAACCCACGGCTACCCAACTGCTTGGTTTGCTGAGTTAAAAGGGGGCTACCCTTTACATCAGATAGTCATGCTTAGGCAAGGCTTAGCCTCCAATCATAAAAACGTAATCGAGCACTTGAACGAAAATCCCTTAGACAATAGACGCGAAAATTTACGTATAAGTTCGCAAACGGTTAACTTACTTCGTGCTAAGGGTGGGGGTGTTCGTTGGCATAAGCAAATGCAGAAATGGCAGGTTCGGCTAACCTATCACTATGTGGAAGTTCATGTTGGGTACTTTGACGACAAGGAACTTGCGCAGGAAATAGCCCTGCTTGCTCGGAAGCAGTTATTGCAACTCATCGCGAAAACCGAGAATCTCGATCCATTAACTGTTAAACTTTATTTCTCGAAAAGGAAATTAAAATGAGTGCCTTCAATCCTGACCAGTTTCTCAATACACAAACCACCGAAGCTAACGACACCACCGTTATCCCAGTCCCCGAGGGAGAGCATCCTGCCGCGATCAAGACGATCAAGCCACGCGTCTTGACCGATGGCCGCGCAGTTCTCGATATCTACTGGACTGTCAACTCCGACGAGGCCAGGGACGAAACCGGCCAGGCCGAACCCATCGTCCGGCAGACGGTCTGGCTAGACACGACCGAGTCTGGCGGTCTGGACTTCGGCAAGGGCAAGAACGTCGGCCTTGGCAAGCTCCGCGACGCCGTCGGGCAGAACCAGTCCGGCAAGCCCTGGGCTCCCGGTATGCTGATCGGCGCTGCTGCCATCGTCAAGGTCGGCCACTCCATCGACAAGCGCGATGGGGAAACCATCCAGGCTGACGTTAAGGCCGTCCTTCCGTTCTAAGTTGTGCGTTTAAAACTATCGGCGGGTTGGGGGCGGTTAGCCGTCGAATCCGTAGGAGCGAATACGCTGAAAAACCGCCGATAGTCCTAATCACAAGGGGGAGGAGGTTCGCTTCCTCCCTCTTTTTCCTGGAGCATCCCAATGCAACTTATCCCCTTTTCCCAACTCTCCATCCCCGAGTATCGGATGCGGAGAGAGTTCGACCCCGCCGCCCTGAAAGACCTGTCCGACTCCATCCTGTCTAAGGGATTGATGCACCCTCTTGTCGTAGTAGCAGAACCAGCTGGGAACTTCCGCCTTATCGCTGGCGAGCGCCGTTCCCGCGCTATCCGTGCCCTTGCCGACCTCGAGGTTACCTTCTCCTGCAACAATCAGGAAATCCGTCCAGGCCTGTTCCCCGTCATCCTTCTCGGCGACCTTCCCCCACTGGCACTGCTTGAGGCCGAGTACGAGGAGAACGTCGTCCGTTCCGATCTTACCTGGCAGGAACAAGCCCTGGCTACCGCAGCCCTTGCCGAGCTGCGCAAGCTTCAAGCTGCCGAGAATGGAACGCCCTTCACTCTTCAAGGTGTTGCCACCGAGATCACGGGCAAGCCCGCCGAGGGCGCTGCCGTAACGAAGGTCTCCAATGCGGTCATCGTTAGCCGTCACCTCGCCGACCCTGACGTCGCCGGAGCAAAGAGTCAAAAGGAAGCCCTGAAGATCATCGAGAAGAAGGCCGCCACCGCTCACCGGGAAGTTCTGGCTCAGTCCTTCGACCTGAAGAAAACCCCCCACACGGCACTGCTCGGTTCCTCCCTTGAACTTGCTGCCTCTCTCCCCTCCGACAAGTTCTCCGTCATCCTGACCGATCCCCCTTACGGCGTTGGCGCTGACAACTTCGGCAGCATGGCCACCACCTCCCACGAGTACAAGGACGATCTCGAGTATGCCCTGAACTGCTACCGGATGGTGGCGCAAGAGGGTTTCCGCGTGACCAAGGCTCAGGCCCACGCCTATGTCTTCCTCGACATTCGCTACTTCCCCAATTTCTCTCTCGAGTTTTCCATGGCCGGTTGGGACGTCTGGCCTACCCCCATCATCTGGGCCAAGAATAACGGAATGCTGCCACGGCCGGAGCACGGACCTCGCCGCACCTACGAGTGCCTGCTCTACGCGATCAAAGGTGGGAAGCGGGTGAATAAGGTGCTCCCCGACGTCCTGACCTACCCGACCGAGGGGGATAAGTTCCACGGCGCGCAGAAGCCCGTCCCCCTGTACACCGACCTGCTCTCGCGTTCCTGCGTCCCAGGTGACGAGGTCGTTGACTTCTTCTCCGGCTCCGGTACGATCTTCGCAGCGGCGAATGAGCTCAAGCTTGTCGCGACGGGGCTGGAGCTGAACAAGAAATATTACAACGTAGGGCTGACTCGCATGGAGCCGAATGAGATCGTTGCACCGGCTCCTGGCCTTGACCAGCTCCTCTCCTTGCTGAAGGTGTAAGCATGAAAGGGAATAATGAGCTCCATCTGAACACAGCGACGATGATTCAAATCTTACAGCAATGGATTGATAGTCAAATTCCATTAGAGCCCCCAACTGTGACTAACGTCAAATCTGAAAAAGGAACAAGCGAAACCTTTATCATAAACTTATCAGGTGAGGCGAGACGCCCTGAGCCAAAGAAAGAGCCTGAAGCCTCTGGCGAGCTCCGCTCCCTCGCTCCTCTCTTCACTCACTTAATGGCAAAGTCGGAGCAGCCATGAGAGCATCCATCAAACTAATCAAGTTCGTAACATTGGAGTTGACAGACGATGAGGCAACTTGGCTTTCTACTATTATGCAGAACCCTTTTACCGCTGAAGAAAGCCCTCGTGATAGCAATTTTCGTCAACTCTTCTGGAATGTCCTGAATCCACCAGATAGAGAAAATAAATGACCATCCCAACTTCCCCCACCATCAGGGGAGTTGGTCTTTCACCTGCAAAGATCGCTATCGTGGCTGCCGCTGCTACCGCTGACGATCTTTGGAAGGGCTACCCCATAGCCGGACACCCTGGGGATCTCCTCGCCAAGATGCTTCACGAGGCAGGACTCACCATGTCCTCTTGTTATCGGACGACAGTTCTCAAGCACCGCGCGAAGTATGACCGCCCAGACGATCTCTTTACTCAGAACAAAGCCGAGGCCTCCCGCGAAGGCCTAACCACCGTCCTCTACTCCACCTACATCCACCCCTCCCTCGTGGAAATCCGCCAACAGCTCATCGACGAGCTATCCCTGGTTCAGCCGACCGTCATCGTGGCGCTTGGCGACCTTGCTATGTGGGCACTGACCGGTACCTACGGCTCGGTCGATACCTGGCGAGGATCGCAGCTCGAACCGAACTTTCCTACTCCCTGGGGCGAGGTAACGATCATTCCCACCTACGATCCTGCCTGGGTAATGAAGATGTGGCATGTGCGAAGCTTCGCCGTCCGGGATCTTCGCCGTGCTCACGACGTGGCTGAGCGGCCAGCGGTTTACCGCTGGCCCGCGTACAAGTTCGAAATTCGTCCCTCCTTCCATAAAGTCATGGGTATCCTCCATGGACTTCTCGAGTTAGCAGAAACTGAAGGGGTGGATGTCCCTCTCGCCTGCGACATCGAGACCATCGCCAGGCAGATCAGCTGTATCGGTATTGCCTGGAACGTACGCGAGTCCATGTGCATCCCCTTCCTTACGCTTGACGGTAATTACTGGACAGAGGAGGAGGAGGAGATTGCTGTCATGGTGCTGCTCCGCCAGCTCCTTACCCATCCCAACGCCAGAATCATCGGGCAGAACTTCAACTACGACAATCAGCACTTCGCCAAGCACCTGGGATTCCTACCCAACTTGACTTTCGACACGATGATAGCTCAGCACGTCCTTTTCCCTGGCATCCCCAAGGCGCTCGACTTCCTCTCCTCCCTCTACTGCCACTTCCACCGATACTGGAAAGACGAGATGGATGACTATTCCCGCCTTCCGGAAAACATGGAGCAGTACTGGACATACAACTGCCTCAGTGGAGATACCCCTGTTCTTGATGCTTATTGCCACTGGCGTCCTCTAAAGGACATTAAAATAGGTGATGATCTTTTAACTTTTACTGAAGAGGCTGAACAAAGAGGCACCCGAAAGTTAGTCCACGCGGTAGTAACTAACAGAGCCTCTTCCTATAAGGAAGCTGTTCGTGTAACCTTTACTGATGGAACTTATCTTGAGGGTACGGCTGAGCATAAAGTCGTCGCTCGTCAACCAGTTCCATATAGACCAGGCAAACATCTTTTAGGAACTTGGGAAGAACTTGGCAACTTACTCCCAGGTTATGCCCTTTCTTATGTACCTAAGTGGGAGAGAAGTTTTGAATATGAAGATGGTTGGATGGCTGGTTTGGTCGATGGTGAAGGTACTTTAGGTCATCACAGTCAAGCCGGTTATAAGTCTATATGCATCTCTATTGCACAAAAAGAAGGGGTAGTTGCTGAACGTTTTCGTCGAGGACTTAAACGGCATGGCTTTGACTGGAATGAGTCTGAAAAAGTTGGAGCTATTTATTTTGGTATTCGGGGAGGTCTTTCTGAACAGTTACGTTTCTTAGGTATTTTTGAAACGGATCGGCTTCAACTCAACATGTTACAGATAGCTATGGAGCAGGGTTTTGGTGGAAGTCAGCAATTACCAAAGAAGATAGTGAAATCCGTAGTAGCAATTGGTAAAATCGAAGTTTTTGATATTACTACTACTGCTGGAACATTCTTAACTTCCTCTGGACTCGCTCACAACTGTAAGGACTGTGTGACCACTTTCGAGGTCTCCCTCGTCCTCCAGGAGCTCCTCTCTCACCTCGAACGCTGGCCCCAATACGACTTCATGTTCGAGGTAAGTAAGTCGGCTCTGACCTCCATGCTTCGCGGGATGAAGATCAATCAGGAAGCGCGGAGCAAGGTCGCGGGAGAACTTCTCGAAGCCATCGCTGAATACGATGTGCTGATCCACCAGATTGTAGGCTTTCCCCTGAATGTCGGCTCACCGAAGCAGATGAGTGACTTCTTCTATAACCAATTAAAGTGCCCCATTCAAAAGGACAGGAAGACGAAAAGACCGACCTGCTCGTCCCCTGCCCTTCAGAAGATCGCGGAGAAGGAACCGCTGCTTAAACCACTCGTCGACCTCATCGAGAAGAAACGCTCCCTCGGAGTGTTCCTATCAACCTTCTGTCTCATGCCCCTGGACACCGATGGACGTATGCGTTGCTCATTCAACGTTTGCGGAGCGGAGACAATGCGGTTCAGCTCATCATCGAACGCCTTCGGCACAGGCGGTAATCTGCAAAATATCCCCTCAGGAGATGAAGAATGAAAGACGAACAGATCGAGAGACTTATAAAGAATACTGCTGACAGTGACAGCTTGCCCGCTAACTGGCGTTGGCAGATCATGCTGTGTCTGAAGTATCGCCTATCCCGTATCGAAGTCTTGGAGAAGAAAAAATGAAAGTCCCTAACGTACAAGTTCCAGTCAACGTAATGCTGGAACTCGCTCGGGCCTATAACGATTGGCCTTTACCCTTGAAAAGCGGAATCTCCATCCGCATGATTCAACAGCTCGAATCTAAGGCCTACCGTAAACAAAAGGAATGGGTTAAGGTGCAACGAAAAGGTGTGATCGAGCGTCTTCAGAATCAGGGGTACAGCCTTCCCGAGTTGGAATTAGATTCCCCCTACAACTTTCCCACAGGTGACCTATGAGCCTTGGTTCAAACATAATCCTCCCGAACGTCCGTAAGTTCTTCGTTCCCGATCCTGGCTACATCCTCTGGGACGTCGACCTGGCCGGCGCCGATGCCCAGATCGTGGCCTGGGAAGCGGACGACGAGCCGCTGAAGCAGGCCTTCCGAGACCATGCAGCTGGCCGTGGGCCGAAGGTTCACTGCGTAAATGCCAAGGCGATCTTCGGAGCAAAAGCCGGTAAGGATGGCAAGACCGACCCGTACTACTCCCGAGCGAAGGCTGGCGTTCACCTTTGTGTTGCCGATGGACATGAAGCACTTACCCCTTTTGGCTGGATGCCAGTTGAAACTATTTCTCCACATTTACCAATTCTCGCCTGTCATAAAGATGGAACTGGAGCTCATATGGAGTTACCTAGTAATTGGTATCATGCCCAGGATTCATTACAAATGATCTCTATTCAAGGAAGCTCCTATCACCAACTTGTAACACCCAACCACAAATTAGCCTATGCGATAGATCAGCAAGGAGTGAGGCATGAAACTCAGGCTGTGTTACTTCCACAATCTGCCCGTTTATTAAAATCTTGTTTATATTCAGGCCCCGTCAAAGTTGAACCAGATCGCTTACGCCTTCTGTCAGCTTTCCATGCTGATGGGTCTATAAGTAAAAAACAAGTAAGATTCCACTTTAAGAAAGAAAGAAAGATTGCTCGTCTTTTAGATCTTGCTGAGAAACTCGGTATCAGTTGTAAAAAACACGATAACTCCGATGGAACTTGTAATATAGTCTTTTCTGGTTTCATTGCGGAATGGCTCATTGAAACCGGGAAGTCGCCTACTTGGAGTATGCTTCAATATTCAGGCGAAGCTTTACAGGCTTATGTGGATGAACTGCCCTTTTGGGATGGGCATCAAGGCCGCACTTCTACTACTTTCTCAACAGTAAAAGCACAGACAGCAGAAATAGTCCAAACCTTAATACATTTGCGAGGGCAGTCCGGATCAATAAATGTTACTTCTTATCCAGCATACAATGTCCAGATCAATAATCGACCACTAAGTCGTATTCAAAGTCGTACTTTAATTGACTATACTGGTGGGGTGCATTGTCCCACAGTTTCAACCGGATACTGGCTTACCAGATATCAAGGGAGGATTGCAGTTACTGGAAATACCAACTACGGGGGGAAGGCCGCGACCTGTGCAGCGGCGCTTAAGGTTTCCACCCACGAGGCGAGTCAATTCCAAGAGAAGTGGTTCCAACTCCATCCTGGTATCCTCGAATGGCACCAGCGTATTCAGCACCAGCTTAACACCACTCGCTCTGTCCGCAACGCCTTCGGCTTCGTCCGGACGTACTTCGACCGACCGGACAGCCTTCTCCCACAGGCTTTGGCCTGGATACCGCAGTCGTCCGTTGCAATCATCATTGACACTGCTTACAACCGGATCGTAAGGCAACTTCCCCACTCTTTCGTCTCGCTCCAAGTCCACGACTCTCTCGTCGGGCAGACAAAGGTCGAAGCCTGGCCGGAGGTGAAGCCGCTTCTCCGCAAGCTACTCGAGGTCATCGTGCCGTATCCTGATCCACTGATTATTCCCACCGGATTGAAAACGTCGAGACGCTCATGGGGCGACTGTCGAGGGGAGAGCTGGGATGATTAATAAACCTATACAATATGTTGGTGATTTAGCTTGGGCAGCGGCCCGTTTAGTTGAGGGTTTCTGCGATGGTGGTTTTTCTGATTCAAAAACTAACATCATTAAGCTCTTCGAAGAAGTTGGGGAGTTATCTCAAGCCGCAGTTAAGGGAACTCGTCAAGAGCTAATTGATGAAATTGCTGATGTGCTGATCGTAGCAACTGCGCAAGGTTACTTCATAGGCATGACAACTGCAGAATTAACCGACGCCTTAGAGCGAAAACTTCAAAAAGGCCATAAGCGTATACGAGCCTTACAGAAGCTAGAGGAGGTTTGGGATGATTAAATGGGTACGTTAAATCTGCAATTCTTCTCCCCATCAATCCTTAAGGCTGCCACAAATGCCCGCTCGCAAATCAAAAGACTGGCTCAAGTCCTTCCTTCAGTACGCATCCCACGGAGAAGCCCCTACGAAGTTTTACTTCTGGACGGGCGTTTCTACTATTGCTGGCGCCCTTCGGCGGAGGGTCTGGATTGATCAAAAATATTTTCACTGGGTTTGCAACTGCTACATTATTTTGGTCGCCCCTCCCGGAATCGTCAGCAAGTCGACCACCGCCTCAGTCGGGATGAATCTGCTCAAGGAGATACCGGGGATAACCTTCGGCCCTGACGCTGTAACCTGGCAGAAGCTGATCGAAGACATGGGGAAGAGTAAGGAGCTGGTTTATTGGCCGGCGAAGGAGCTCTACCTCCCCATGTCCTGCCTGACCATCGCCAGCTCCGAGTTCGGTAACCTGCTCAACCCACAGGACAGGGACATGGTGGATATTCTCGTCAGTCTCTGGGACGGGCAAACCGGCTCCTTCAACAAGGCAACGAAGACCTCCGGGAACGACAGTGTAGAGAATCCCTGGATTAACATTATCGCCTGTACGACCCCCGCCTGGATCGCGGGGAACTTTCCCGAGTACATGATAGGCGGCGGATTCACCTCTCGTTGCCTCTTCATCTACGCTGACCAAAAGCGCCAGATGGTCGCTTATCCCGCTGACCACGTTCCCCCTGACTTCGACTACCAGCGCGAGGCTCTTATCCACGACCTCGAAATCATCTCTACCCTCGTCGGCGAGTTTTCCTTCACCACCGAGGCAAAGACCTGGGGAGAGGACTGGTATGACCAACACTGGAAGACCAAACATGATGACCTACCCACGGATCAGTTCGGCGGCTACCTCGCCCGGAAACAGACGCATATCCATAAACTCGCCATGATTCTATCCGCGAGCCAGTCCGACGACCTCGTTCTCCACCGCTCGACGCTCGAGGCCGCCGCCCTTATGGTCGATGCGCTCGAGGCGGAAATGCCAAAAGTCTTCGACAAGATCGGCCGCTCTCCCATGACGAAGGCGCTTGGTGACCTGGTCGATATCTGCGTAGCGGAAGCGCCCATCGACCAGCAGATGCTATTCCGCAAGCTTGCCCGACAGGTCACCTGGCAAGAGTTCTCCCAGACGATAACCTCAGCCGTGAACGGTGGTTTTATCCACCTGCAGAACTCAGGCGGGAAGGTTATGGTCTGGCCAGGTCAGGGCAAGATCGCCCCAACACCGGCCTCCATCATGGGGGGAGTTTAGTACCCTTCCCCAACTTCCCCCACAACTCCCCTCATCTTTTTCTGCATCGTGCCATAGTTCTCCATAGCTCTTGCAGACTTCCTTTGCGCCTTCACGCCTTCCGCGAGCTCCTTGCCGGTAATCCGCAGGTTATGATCAGGGATCGTTTCATTGAACTGGTCGATCTTGTCCCGCCAGATATCAGTGGCCTTCTCATCCCCTTCCATCCGAGCATGCCTGTACTTCTCCTTCAACTCCTGCCTCCGCATGTTCCAGTAGAGTACTTCCCCCTGTTGGGCAAAGGCAAGCTGCCGGTTCTCCGCGACAAGGGCAGGTACTGCACTCATCGCCATGCCCGCGAGTTCCACCCCGGTCAAGTCTCGGAACTCCCCCGTCTCGGGATCTTTGGTCAGCCGTGTTCCATTCTTCAGCCTCACCCCCATTCCCTCGTCCGGAGTCAGATTCTGCCTGATGATGGCATCGGCAGTTTTCCCCACGGCACCAATCGCCCCAGGCATTTCCTTCATCGCTTCCAGTGGTTCTCCCTGAGCAAGCTGCCCGAGGGCTGCGAGAACGCTTCCATAGAAGTTCCCCGCCGGGCCAGCGAAACTCGTCACACCCTTCCCGATCGCAGCATCGACGCTGCTAAACTGACGATTTAGCACATCTGTAAAGGGGAGGAGTCGTCCGAGCCCAAAACTCCCTGACAGGTTGAACCCGAGGAAGTTATGGAAGAGGCCGTGAAGAGCCAGGTTCGGGTCACCACCCAGATCCTTGATAAAGGCCCGAAGTTCCACCTCAAGATTCTCCGGATTACCGAAGAGGCGTCGCCATACGAACTTAGCCAGATCAAGAATATTCTCCGCGAAGGGAAGGCCCAGGCCACCACCGAGCATCAGATAGAACAACCAGAGCTTCATCGTGGTGCCAGCCCAGACGCTACGCACATTCCGCCCTTCAGCCTTGGCTCCTGCCCTGGCCGAACGCTCATACCCGCCAGTCATAACCCATCCCTGAAACTGCGCGAAGGACGCAAACATGAAGAAGATTCCTTTCTTTCCTCTGAACAGTTCCGGCCTGTTCCCCTGGCTGTACGAGTTCTGGAGCAGATCCACTTTCTTCACCGCCGTCTCGTAAGCTCGAACTCCATCGATCCCTTGTCCCCGTTCTGCGAGATAAAAGCTGATCAGCGTCGAGTACCTATTCGCCTTCTCCGTCAGTCTGAAGGGTAGCATTCCCCCCTCCATCGCTACGTGGGCAACCCGACCAAGCCAACTATTGCTGCTCACCGACAGACTTCCTCCCGCATTCGCCTGTCCCGCGAGGAAGTAGGCATAGCTCTGGTCGAGAACGCCTTGGCGCACAGCCTGATCGATCATTGATCTGACGTCCATCGCTTCCTTCTCCGAGGCCGTTTTGCCCTCACCACTCATTTGCGTCAGCCGGAAAGCGTTCGCCGTGTACCAGAGGCCTTTCTTATACAGGTTCGCTCCCTTCCACTCTCCGTACTCTGTGCCTAGTGCAGCAAACGTATTCAACTGTGTGCTCAGGTTCATCACGGCCGTCTTCACGTTAAATGCGAGATACGTTAGCGTGATCATCAGTTTCATCCCTTGCAGCTCGTTCTCCGGGTGCATGATGTAGTTCAGACTGCTCTCCATCATCCTGATGTTTCTCCGCTTCTTCCCCACAAGCTTGACAATCTGTTCCGCAGGAAGGGCGCTTCGCTCCAGCTGCCTTACCTCTGTCCTTGCCATACTCAGCATGTTCTGCATCGCGCTGCGATAGTACGTCTTCCACACGTAGTTGGCGTTATGCCAGGTGAAGTTCGAGAAGACCCGTTTGAAGTCCTCGTTCCCACCCGTTACCTTTTCCGAGATCTTATCGTACTTCGCCTCGATCCGCTCGTACTTTCCCGTTACCATCAGGTCGGCGAGTAGGTCAATCTGATCGTCGTCGAACTCACCCGTTGCAGCCACGTTCTCCAGGAACTCCCTCGGCAACTGCATCGGAATACCATAGCGGGAGTCGTCGAGCACCCGTGTCCTTACCCGATACTCGCCGCCAGCTTCCAGCTTCTTCATCTCGATAAAGGCTTTGTCCGCCTCCGCCTTGCTCTCAAAGTGCATCCTGCGGACAGTGACGAAGCGCCTCCGATTATCCGCTTTGGCCTCCTCCCAGCTTCGCTTCTTCATCACCAGCACGACATGGTTGCCAAAGTGACCTTGCGGCAGGAAGGGGAGAATCCGATACTTACTGATCAGTTGATCGATCTTGAAATACTCCTGACGTAGAACCAAAGGAGCGTTTCCGTAAGCCCGGCTGGCCTTTTCTCTAAGGGCGATTTCCAGCCCGCGGAATTGATGCAAGAAGGTATTACGTACTCCCAGGTAGAGCTCGATGATCTTTTCCCCTGCCGCCGATTCAACATCCACTCCCTCCTTTGTCAGAAACTCCCTAAGACCGATGCTATCGGCCACTCGCCAGTCGATTGCATTCTGCAGATTCTCCGGCCCACGGCCTACATCCGCCCCCCAGACGACCTGTCCGTTCTCGTCGAGCCCCTGGAGCTCGCCCATCAGAATGCCGCCCTTCCACTCATTCGTCATGATGCGTTGGAGTTCGTTCACCGTATGAGGGGTGCTGCGAATCATCTTCGCCACGGTTTCTTCCGCCGGAAACTGGAGGTCACTTGCCATCTGACTGGATCGGCGAAGCAGCCCGACGAAGCCGTTGAGGAAAGCCTCCTCTGGTTGCGCCGCTGCTGTCTGTTGGAGCTGAACAAGCGAGTCCGAGGCCTTCGCGGCAAGATTCAGGCCCTGTTGCCACTTCAGGTCAAGCCATCCCTTGAGCGAGTCCACCGTCGAAGCCGCTGTATTCTGTGCCGGCTGATCGCGATCCCAATGGAGTCGATCGGTGTCGTCAAAGGTTCCCACATTCGCCAGGTCTTTCGCCTGTTCCGGCTTGAAGAAGGCGTAGACAGTTCCCGGCCTCGGATCGAGGGCACGCTTAATGATCAGGCCATCATGGCCATTCGTTACAGCCTCGTCCACCCACTCCGTCCAGAGGATCTCGTCGTAACTTGCCCCCTCCGCGTCCTTGGTTAGGGGATTCTCCAGCCGGAGGTAGAGCTCACTGATCGAAGGAGAGGCCGAGACGTTTTTCCCCGGTTCGTTCAGGAAATCTTCCAGATCCGCTTCCGCAGCGCCAAGGGCGTTCCAGAGTTTCTGCCTCTGCCCCTTTGTCAGATCGGTCTTCGTCCTTAGCATCTCCCGGGCCTGATTCACCGCCTTACGAAGTTGTTGTTGCTCCCGGCGGTAGGCCTCCTTCACAACAGGATGTTTACTGAGCGCAGACCCTTCGGCATAGTAACTCGCGTTGTTCAGCGAGTCGCTCGCCCAGAATGCCTTCGTCGCATCCTCCGCTCCGGTGTGGTAGCCGAGACTCTCCCGGTCAAGGAAAGTAATCTTCGAGTGCGATCCGCGAAAGACCTTGAGCGGCTGCGCCTCACGATCCCGCACACCATCTCGATACCAGCGAAGGAAGAATGGAGAGTTCGTCCCCTGGCTCTTATACATCATCGAGGCGAGGGACACCATCTCTGGCTTCATCAGCTCCTCGTTCGTCAGCCCGGCGAAGTCCACGACCCCGACCTCAGGAAGTCTCGGCTGCACCGGGTTAGTCTTGTCCCAGTGGAACAGCTCCTCCATCGTGGGAAGAACTGGGACTTCGATCCAAGTATGCCCCTGAGTATCGGTAACAGAGACCCCTCCGAGGGACTTAAGATACTTGGTAATATCGCCAGCGTAACGATTATAGATAGACTGATGGCCAGGATCAATAAATTCTGTACTACGCGCTCTCGTTACTTCCATCAGTTTATCAACTTCTTCTCGAGTGCCTGATTCCACAGTGGCTTGAAGAAGATTCTGTAATGCTCTATTAGCAGGTGTATTTGGCATTACCCTGGACCACCCCTCCACCTTCGCAACCGTATCCGCCGAGGCGAAGCGAATCTTCATCTGGCCATTGGTGGCGGCACGGGCAAGCTCCTCCTTAATCAGGCGCTGTTCCCAGTTCTTGATGATGGGGGAAAGGTTAGAGGAGATGGCGGTGGCTTCGAGTTTTACGCGAAGTTCGTCAAGCTCTAACCAAACGTCTTTAATGATCTCCTCCATTGGTTGCGCAATATCAAAGCCTGCATCTTCTACTTTTTTATAGAGAAGTGCCTGTAGAGATTGGTTATTCTTGTTCTTCGTTTTAAAGGTTGCTTGATCTGTCTCCCTTATGTCTTCTAGTAGTACTAATCGTGCAAGAGCTGCTGGGCGCTGCTCCTCCGGCAATCCCCCCTTCGCATGCTGCATAAGATCACTCTGAATCTCCACCACATGTCTGATCCCACCTTCCTCGAAGCTTCGCGTATGGCCAAAAAGTTGTGGATCGTTGAAGTGATTCGCATCTGACATTAACATGAAATCAGGAAGGCGCCAGAGGGTAGTGACTGTATTATCAGGTCCACCTGGAGGTGTATATACAACCCCTGTATCAGCATTGACACGAGGATAGTTCTTTATACGTCCGATATTTTCCAGACCAAAATAGGCATACCTCTCGGTATTTTTCGCCGCAAGCGGAATCATCTTCCCCTGGATCGCCTGCGCCAACTCCTCCCTGCTCAGGGTCTTCCCCTGATTCTCCGTGAGGATTTCTTCCCAGGCCTTCTTCTCCGCCTCCTTAAGCTCAGCCCTGCGCAAAGTGGCCTGAATCGTTTCCCGCTTGATCTGCTCCTTGTTCGGCAGGAGACTGAATACTCGACTCGCATAGCGCCGAGCAGCCTGCACCTTGTCAAAGTGCCCATTATCGAGAATCTCCATCACCTGCTCGATCTTTCCCCGCTTAACCATGCCGTGAAGTCTGGCCTCTTCCATCGAGCCGGGTTCGATCCAGCCGGTATTCGGATCAGTTGCTGCTGTTACCAGCTCCATCAACGTTGGTCCCTGAGGATCGTGCTGATCTTCCTTCGAAGGTGGAACCTGTTCCGGCGGAGGAGCCTGCTCCTTCTCTCCTTCCAGTTCCATTACCAGCTCATCCACTTCTTTCGCCAGGGCCTTTTGCTCCAGGATCTTCTTCTGTGCGGCTTTCGCTTTCGCCGTGAGCTTGACCGTCCCCTTCGGCTTCTTCATCTTCGCCGCCCGAGCAGTAATACCATCAAGCCAGTCTTGGAACGTCACGTGTGCAGCGATAAGCGGTTCCACACTTTCATTCTTTGCCGTCTTGAGGAAACGGAAGAGCTCACGCAGGCGATTCAGCGTCCGTTGGAACATCTGTCCTAGAGGGCTGTTTGCCAGATAACCCTTCGCGTAGGCTGCGCGGGTAAACTGCTCCGCCATGTATTCGGAGAAGGAGGTTTGCCGCAGCATCTCCTTCATGTCGCCAATGGTATGCTGCGCTGTCGGCTTGCCAAGCAGCAACTCCTTCGCCGTCATGCCGTCAAGCGGCCGGCCCATCTCTTTCGCCCGCTGCTCGGCGAAGTGGTACAGGCTTTTATTCGCTGGCAGATCAACCGCGACACCCGCTCCACTCTTCCGCACACCTGCCCAGGTTTCCAGATACTCCCGCGCGAGCATCGTTCCGTCAAGCATACGGCTCCGCTGCTCAGCCCAGTTCTGCGCCAGAGCTACTTCCTGCGGTGCGGCCTGCCCCAGGGCAGCAAGCGTCGCATCGGTAAAGTTCCCCGTCAGAGTTTCCCCGTAGAACTGCTGCGCGAGCTGTGGGCCGACGCGCTCCGTCAGCACCTCCCAGAATCCTTGCTGTTCCACCGCATGGCCGAACTCATGCGTAAAGCCTCCGACCATATTCAGCGCCGTGCGATGGTCGCTCGTTTGATGCCTTCCAATGTTCGGCATGTCTCGCGGAATAATGAAATGGATTGGGCCTGCATCCGTAAGTTGCATCTGGTGCCAGCCCATCGCCGTATCATGGTTTTCCGAGAAGGGAACCTGCAAGATCACCACCCGGCTCCCCGGCAGGAACTTATCCACCCACTCCCCTGTCGTGTCCATCGTCGCCTGGGTAATCGACCCTGGCCAGTTGTCGTCATCTCGCCCTATGACAGTAACTGATCCAGCGGGGAGTTCCCCGATCTGCCCCAGGGTCATACCAGTTACCTTCGGATCACGAGAGGCGATGATCGGCCAGGTATCTGCCGTTCCCTCCATTGCCACGTAATCGCGCTGACGTCGGGCAAAGACCTCAGGCGTCACACCACCTTCGTCAAGGACTGGACTGTTCTCAACGGAGATATCTCCATTGGCAAAGAGGTTCCCAACTACCTCGTTCACAAGGACAGCACTTTGCGAAACTACAGGCGGAACGTCCAGGCCATTACGAAGTTGCTCTCGTACGATAGTAGCTGTTCGTTCCTCTGCTGGTGTCATTGGAACGGTTGAGACTGTTGGCAAAGTCAGTGCTTCCTCAATACTCCGCTGGAATCTCGCCGGAGCCTCTTGTGCTTCGAAGTTTTCTCTTTGCACCTGGACGAAGCTTTTCTCCAACTGCTTTTTTACCCCATACTCTTGCGCCATCTGGACTGGCTTGAGCACCGTCCCCATCATAGGTGCCATGATCGCACCAGTCGCCGCCGCCTTCGCTGCGTTGGCTGCTCCTTCGGCAAAGGAGATATTCGTCAACCCCTGGAAGTTCGTCGAGAGGTCGTCATAGACTTGCGTTCCGCCTTCTTGCGCAGCCTCACCTAGGCCAAGTTTCCCCAGGGTCTTGGCTATAGACTGCCCACCCTTGAAGTGCTTCGCAATGACACCCATTGGCAAGGCTTCAAGCGCCGTCGCCACTCCACCATGTAGGTGAGCGGGAATCTCGGCATCTTCTGGAGATTGCTTCAACTCATCCCGTCGATGAACGTAGTCGCCAGCGGTCTCCATCATATAGTTCGCCCCGAGCCCAGCCGCTACCGCTGGGGCAGTTGCCATACCAGCTGCGAAGGGAACGACGCTCGCCACGGAACCTGGAATGGACTGAAGGGCATCACCGACTAGCTGCCCCGCTGCATTATCGGGTTTCTGCGCCTCGCCAATGATCTGCCCAGCAATCCCCCGATCGACCTTAAGCCGTTGCAGTTCCGCCTGATTATCTGGCAGATTCCGTAGGCTCTCGTCCATCATCCTCTCACGGAAGAAGGTGACTGGTGCATTGTACAGTGAGTTATATGCCCCGATTGCGAGTTGCGTTCCTGGAGAACTCGGCACCATCTCTGGCGAGATCGTTCCGATCATGGGGGAGTTACTGAGCAGATTCCCCATATGGTCGAGAAAGCCAGGTTCTTCCGAGGGGCGGCCGGCCGTGGCCTCAGCGAAGGAAATCTCCTTCGGGGCGGGTACTGCCTTCACGGCATCGGCGAAGGAGATTTCAGGCATGATATTAGTTCCCTACAGTAAATGACTTCCCATTCCAAACACCAACCTGGCCATTGCCAAGATCGTAAGACTTGTCCTTCACCATGTCCTTTTCCGTCAGACCAGTAAGGGGTGTAGGAGCTCCTGCCGCTGGTTTACCTCCTGCTGCTGGTGCTGGTGTTCCCCCAAACCCAGGTAGATGTCGCTTTGCTAACTCGTCTGTTGCCGCCTTCCGTACACGCTTATCATCCGACTCTGTAAGCTTGATCAGTACGTTCGTATCTTCGCCCTTTGCTGAAAGAAGGAATTCTTGATACTTCCTCGCGATGAAGGCGGGATCGTTCGCCTGTTCCGGATACATAGCCTTAATCTCTTCGATCGAAAAACCTCGACCACCAGTCTTCGGATGGTACTTCGACGGGTCTTTCATCTCGTCCCGAGTGCGATCTGCATGAGCGTAACTGTTTGCGGCACTAGCAGCAGAGGCGCCGGCAGCGGCTCCACTCTGCGCGATATCGGCTTTGATCTTACTCACCTTCAACCCGAACATGGTCGCGAGCCGTTCCGGCTGATTATCGTAGATCTCGCCAATAGCCCTGGCCTTTTCATACTGTCCAGCGGCTTCCAGCCTGGCAATTTCCGCCTTAGTCTTTTCCATCAGTCCTGGAAACGCAGCCTCGTCCTGGGCAGTTTGCAGTTCCGTCCGTCGAGTTACAGCTTCGTTCCGCTTGACCTCACTTCCAGTCCTTGCCGCCGCTTGCTCGTTCTCCACCTCGTTCTGCTTGCCCATGGTGAAGGTATGGTTACCGATCATCATGGACTCGCCGAGCACGCCAAGAGCGTCCTGCCCTGGCTTTGGCCCCATCATCATCCGCGCTCCCATCATCAGGGCAGCTTGCGCCAGCGCCGGATTCGTCCGAAGCTTCTCGAAGAATCCCGGTTGCTGTTGCTCTTGCGAAGGAGAAGACTGCGACAGGGATTGCTCCTGCGGAGTCGCCACCGGTGCGGCCGTTACCCCCTGAAACGGTGCCTGTTCCTGCGCCTGTAACATCGTGCTATAGTCCATGATTAGCGCGCTCCGCGAAGTCCGAGAATTGCCCCAAGAGAGGGTCGAGCTGTCCCAAGGGAAGGAGCGGTGAGGGGGGCCGCGGCTGTTACATGGCCAGATCCGCGAGCCCCTGCGCCGCCGCCTCCACCCCCACCGCCAGCATCTTGCTGCGAACCAGGCATAAGGCGAGCGAGCTGGGCGAGTTGTTCCGGCTTCAACGCGGCTGCGCTTTTGGCTGCTGGCCCCATCGCAACATCTGGACCAAGGGGCGTAATCGGCGAGGTACCCAGACCCAGCGAGCCTTCCGCTCCAGGCAAAGGCCCAGGCACCATCCCCATTGGCATGGTAGGAGCTGGCCCAGCTGCCATTCCTGGAACAGCGAACGGACTGGCCGCAGCAGCATCAACCGCAGGAAGACCGCTGCTAAGCGGATTGAGAATCGAGGCGAAACCTCCAGGAGCCGTCATCCCTGTCATCGGAGCCGCCGCTGCCGCCACTTCCGGGGCTAGAGCCGCGCCCGTTGCCGCCGCAGCTTCTCCCAGAAGAGGAGCTGCAACCGCTGGGGCTGCCGCCAATTCCGCCCCTGCCAAAACTGGAGCCGCTGCTCCACCCGTTGCTGCTGTTGCGGCAAGGGCAGCTGCCGGTGCTAAAAAGTCCATCCAACTCATTTCATTCTCCTTAAGCTAAACCTTGAAGCATTTGATAAAGACTAGTCGCGGAAAGCCCCGCTCCAGCTGCCTGTGTTGCTGTTGCTAATGGGTCACGTTTTCCAGCTTTTGTCTCTGTAGAACTTGTCGTTCCCGGACTTGCTCCACCAAAAACGATATTCGCGTAGTTCTGAACAGGTACCCAAGGAGCGTTCAGATTCCACATACGACTTGCCGCATCGTAATTCGCCTGCTCCGCGCCGAGGTTTTCCTTCTGCGCTCCGACACCAGATAGCCAGTTCACCGGAGTCATACCGGCTTCCAGAGCTTGCGGCGCGAACATCATGGTCTTGGTGAAGGTGTCCTGGCCCTTGTCGTAGGCGGCTGAGCCCATCTGCGCAACGGTATCGGCGTTGGTCTGGTTCAGTCTCCCCGCTGCCACACCCTCTGCGATTCCCTGGCGCGATCCACCGAACTGCCCGGCATTCTGCGCACCACCACGAAGCTGAGAGAGAACTCCGCCTGGATCAGTAAAGTTCTGCGTATTCGTGCGAATAGCCGCCTTCATGGCCTGTTCCAGATACGGATTATTCTGCACGTCCATTGCACCAGTCAGACCATAGTTCACACTCTGATTCAGTGTGTTAATCTGGTCTTGTGCCGCAGCTGCGTTCTGCACCGCCAGATTTTGCGCCGTGACGGTTTCCGGCGAGAATCCAACTGGCTTTGCTCCAGGATAAGCGGAGCTGGACAGTGGCCCGACTGTGTTTTGAAAAATGTTACTGGCCGCATCCATAACCTGCGCACGGCGCACAGCTTCTTCTGGAGAATAGTTAATACTTGTTGTGGTACTGTGCCCACCTCCGCCTCCACCACTCATGACAGCTCCTTCCATGGAAAATAAAGTACATTTGCCTTCTTGATAAACCCGAGTGGAAGTAACTTTTCCATCACTTCATCGCGGCAGGTGGTCTCCAGACTATCGACCTCGAGAAGGTCAAGCCAGAGAAAGAGCTTCTGGGAGAACGCGTTCCAGTACTTCGTCATATTAAAGCCGGCCACGGCGAAGATATTACAGCTTTTCTTTCGCGGAAACTCGATAATTTCCGTCACGCCGATGAGTTGGATTTCCTCCTCCTCGGAGAAAAGCCAGAGCTGCTGCTGACCAAGACTGACTTTGATTAGCACATCTTCAACTTCCCACTCCCCACGTGAGTGGGCAGCGGCGAGTGTGAGAACGGCCTGGATCTTTTCCCAGATCGGATAGATCATCTCGCCTGAGATGTATTGGAAGGTGTGATTTTTCGGGGAGGTTAATTCCACAATTCTTATCCCTATAATTTAACCCAGGCGCCACCAGTGTGACTGTAAATTCCAGCCCCTGCTCCCGGTGTCCAGGCCGTACCATCGACCGCTATGATCATGCCTTCCCTTGGTTTCGGAGGAGAGACATTCCACAGACGGAGGAAATTTCCATCGCTTATATTTTGCAACTCTCCAGCAATTCTGTCAAGTTCTGCAAGTAGATACGTTGCGAGGTCAATCCCACCTGGAATCGGGTTCGGTGAGTATGGCATCAGTTACTCCCATTCGGTTGAATTTCAGCATCGAATCCGCTTAGCTTCCACGGACTCGTGTTATTGGAAGTGATCTTCAATGCAAAGACCTTTGCCGTGAGGGGGCCTTCAATCCACGAATCCGTTCCGATGATGAACTGCTGCGCAGGGTCCCACTCGATCGGCTCTGCTACGGAGTCGGCACCGCCCAGGGTGAAGTAGAGAACATCCCCTGTCTTTCCTGTGATACGGGGCCAAAGACGAAGCAGCAATTTCTCCATAGACATATCTGGTGGACGACCAGCCTTTACTGGCACACCAAGGTAAGTACGTTCCAGAGAACTCTCCGCTGTACATTTTGGCCCTACGTCGATCAGGGAAATGGAATTCAGCAGAAGACCAAAGAGCTTGGGCACAGTCGCTCTAATGATAATCCCACCCCAGATGGATACGGATGTAGCCCAGGTTTCTGTCGAGGCGTCCCAGGTGGGAAGAGCACTTGGGTCAACCCCACCAAGTGTCATATATTTACAAGGAGAGAGTTCTCTTGGGCTCAATGTCTTCTCCCTCCAGTTATAAACAATCGCCTGAGTGATATCATTCGACAGGGTTGATCCAGGATAACATAACCAGACTTCATCCACACCAGAAGCTAATGTTAAGAAAGCGTTTTCTGTCTGATTCGACGCAAGCGCCTTTAACCGCTTCCTCATCTTGTCTTGTACGACAGACGTCGCTGTCTGCCCATCGTGTGTGATCAGATCATTCCCCGTAAAGACCAGATGTTGGCCGGGTTGGTACTCGATCGCGCAGTCACGCTGCGGAATACCGAACTTGTCGAACATCTTAAAGAAACGGAAGATGAACGTGCCACCGATATACTGCATTCCCCAGACGGAATCCGTCTTATAGATTACGTTGATATCTCGCAAGGTGACGCAATCTACACAGTATCCCGGCGTCTCCGAAAGTACCCACTCGCCAGCATCGTAGGCTGGATTCGTATGATCCCAAGAGGCCGGAACTGTCCCTGCATCGGCAGGATGACTCCACTTTACCATAGTCGGATACCGTGTTCCCGCTTTCGTAACATCCAGGGCGATCAGATGGGACTTAAACCCTCGAAGTGTGCGACAAGTGGTATTCGCTGGCCAGTTCGCCAAGGCAATCACTGGCGTCCCACTGTCCGGAGTAAGCCAAGCTTGCGGAGTATCTACACCGTTATGCAGAACAGTAACACCAGATAGCACTGTTCCAGACCACCGCTGCGCACCTATCGTCGTATAGTCACCCCCGACAGTTCTGGTAATCTCCGTCAGAGTGTTGGAAATATAAGCGTAGATTTTCGTAGCGGAGGCTACAAGCCAGGAGGCCAAGCCAGCACTGGTCTGCATTGTGGGAATCGCCCAGGTCGGTTGCCAACTCAGTCCGGTCACAAGGGCTAAGTCATCGAGAATAGGGATAACGGCACCTTCTGCAAACCGCATGTTATTCCCAAAAGACCAGGCTCCAGCCGTGAGTTCAGCCGGTTCTACATCCTCGATGATTCCAACTGTTCCCGCAGGGGCTAGACTGACGATTCCCATAGTATCACCTTAAGTACGAAGTTCAAACCATGACTGAATACTGCCAGAAGTCATATCCAAACGATAAACCGCGCCAGGAGGAACGATAGCCGTGACAGTTCCATCATAAGATGGGTCTATGGAAAGAGAGGCCACAGCTAGTGCGCTAACCTGTAAGGACATAGCTGCAAGTGCACCAGAGCGGCCAATGATAGATACCTGAATCGGACGACTTGTCGAGTTGGTATAATTGGTAGCGAGGGCTCGGCTTCCACTCATGTTTTGCCACGTCTGACTAATCCCTATTTCAACCTGAGGAGCAGCACCGATCAACACTACCCAATTCGTTCCCTGTTTGACGATCTCACAACTTTGCCCAACTGGCAGGGAAAAGGTAGTCGTGCCGTTGATCGTATCAGTTCCATTTGGAGTCAGAGTAGTCGTACCGGTCTGAGCCACGAAGTTGTAGAAGGTTCCACTAGGCAAACCGGCGAGCGCCGCAAGTGCTACCGCCAACGTAGCCGTATGGACGAAGGTCGCTCCAACCTCCGTTAGTGCTGGGGTGTATCCCGCCGCCTTCACAATCGTCCTCCCTTCCTCCCCCCCTCTTCCAGGAAAGGTGGACTTGAGGACGACTTTGATCAGGCGAAGATGGTCATCCCCCTCTGGTATCTGATCCGTCGATCCCGGATTCGCCGAGGAAAGGCTATTCAGATAAGTTGCGGTTTCCACTGTCATGATTCGCTCCCAGCTACTCGTGATTGATTAATTTCCTGCATGGCGGTATGTTTGTTCAGGAGACGCGTCCAGGCCTTGGCCAGATCATTTTCGTACTTCAGCGCCAAGGCGTCGTTTTGTATATGCTTTTCAGCAAGCTCCTTCCCCGCCGCTGCAATGACAAGGTCGGACGCGTGCTTGAGCCACTTCGTCTCCACATTGTCCACGACCATGGAGGTATCGGCTCCATAATAGCGAAGATGGAGCGTGTAGGCCGCATCTGGAGTGGGGAAGATGAAGAACTGCGCGCCCAGGGCGTAATGCTTTGGCTCCCCAGCCTCGGTCAGCGCGTACCTGGCCTGAAGAAAGTCGTAATCGGCCTTTCCCAAGACGAGTTCTTTCCCCTCGCTGTTCACATACCAGAGGTGTTGTTCCTCGATCTCGAGCAGGAAATCGGCGGGCAGGGCTACGCGGTTGTCTCCAGACGTCGTTACCGTATTAACCATTTCCGTCTCGAGAAACCACGGCAGCCACTCATTCGTTTCAAGAACCGACTTCTGCGCGTAATCCATTTCGGCCAGGATACGGTCGGTAAAGTTCTTTCGACTACCCAGGCGCCAAGCGAGAAGCTTAACCACATCATCACGAAGCATCTTTTACCCTTTCAATTAATTCCAGGAACCGGAAGGCGGAAGGGTTTTTTTCTTGGTCATCTCTTCCTCCTTTTCAGTAGTCAAATCCACAGGTGAATTTTCGGCACGGAGTCGAACGGGGCAGAGAGGATTTGGACAATGTCCTGATATACATTCCGTCGCAAAGTCTCCCCACTCTCTCTGTCGAAGTGCGTAGCCTTCTGTACAGAAGGCATTCCCTCTTCTGTTCGGATGGTTGCGTCTTCGATCGTCTGACACATCACCTAGTCCTTTCCTTCCGGCTTCAGCCGCTCGATGTGGCTCTCAATCACCTGCTCGATGATGTAGAGGAAGCGAGTAGCCATATGTCCGGTTACGCCTGCAGCCGCCGCGCAAAGCCCAAGCGGTTGGTTCAAAGCATCAAGCGCCATGAAGACTCCCATGCCGACGAAACCTGACGTGAAGATCTCACCGAGAAGCTCGATGAAATTAAACGGTCGGGTTACGCCTGATCTTACCTTTGCGTACCAGTTGAGGAGTCCACCCGAACAGGCCAT